CTCAGCGTATCCAAATTCTATTTTCGCCCCTGACGGAAATCTCCATTCTTTTTCTTGTTCTCTCCATTTAGCACCAGGGTATGCTTTAGGATATAATTGTTGTGAGTGATTAATTAAATCTCTTAACTCTGGCATTGAACGTCTTAATAGTAGACATCTGTGCTTTGCCTTATCACAATAACGAAGTGGATCAATAAGCATTGCATATGATTTACCTCCGCCTCTTGCACCACCATAAAATACTTCTCGTTCTGATGCAGCTAAGAATTGTGTTTGTGGACCTTCATTAGGTTCAAATATAACTTCTTGCTCTTGTACTGCTTCTTTTACATTTGGTGGTATACTATCTAGTTCATCTTCAATTACTAGACCTTGTTTACCTTCTATAATATCATCAGCTTTTTTGATAGCTGCTTTTTTATTTTTTAATTTTTTTTGTGCATTGTGATAATCATCTTTTGCTTTTTGTACTTGTTTTGCTATATCACTAATACTAGCTTTAGCTGATCGTTTTGCTTTAGCTATAGTTTTCTTTTTTTTCTTAGGTGGTGGTATATCATTCACTTCTTGACAGCACCTTCCTTAAGCCAGGAGCAGATATGTATCTACCCGTTTTTCTTTCCATCCATCCAGCAACTTCTCGATAGGAACAACTTTTAATATATTGTTTTGCTTGTTCTATAGCTTCAAGTTCCTCTTGGATTGGCTCTAATAACTTTTCATCCTGTTCACTTATTTTGTACCCAAATGGAACAGTTCTTGCAATTCTTTTTTTATGTCCTAGACTCATTGTTTCGTTTCCCATATAACATTGTCCACGACCAACTATGTATTTTACCTGACCAAATATATACTTTGTATAATATAGTTTTCATTATGCTTCTTTTGCTGGTAATATAAATATACCATGGGCAACTTTGGCATTAATATCTATTTTTTCTTTTTTAATTACTCCCACTCTATCTAATATCTGTTTTGCTGCTTCCATTCTAATACTAGCACCAGGTATAGATCCATCATCATCTATTGCGTTGGCTATGCTTAGTGCAGCTTTTGGTGAATGTGCTGCTAATACCGTTTCGGCACGTTCTATGATTTGGTCTTTTAAACCCTGTACCACTTTCGGATATGAGGTGGGAGCATAGCCTGCAATCTCTGCAGCTGTTCTTGGATCACCATTGGCTTCTCCAAATAAAACAGAGAGAAATGTCTTTTGTTTCTCTGTTAATTCTGTTGTTTCCTTCTTATCTAGAAGCATACAACAGCTATTAACACAAGAACTGCAACACCTAAAATAATTTGTTTCTTTTTAGGCATTGCCATAACTTTGTCTTTAATCCATATTAATTTTTCCATTACGCAACTCCTTTTTTGTGCTTTTGTGATTTTGGTGGAGATTTTCTACTTCCCCCTTTTCCTGCCCATAAACATTTATTTGCCCAATAAGCAGCACTTGTTTTTCCTTTAGCTATATTCTTAGCGTGTCTAGCTTTAAAACTTTTTCTAGCTTCTGGAGAATAATTATGCCCCATAGAAGCATCTCCAAATCTAATTAACTTTGGTTTACCATCTACAAGAATTCCTACTTTACCTTTTTTCTTTCCTTCACTTCGTATGACACACTTATTAAATCCTGGAAGACTATGCTTCTTTAAAAAATTTTTTTTCTTTTGTGCATCTGATAGTGCCATTGTATTAAGCAGTTCTATTTCTTAATTTATCAAGATCTGCCTTTGTAATTTTATTTTTAGGATTTGCAACTGAAGCAAGTTTTTTTTGCTTGTTAGTTAACTTGTGTGGATTTTTGTTATTTTTTGTTCCCATAATGTTTCTTTCTTAATTGTAATTTTGCTTTTTTAAATATATTAGCTACTTCAGTTTTTCCCATAACTTTAGCCCGTTGCTCACCAACTGTTAATATCTGTATTTTTCTAGCATAAGGTTTATTAAGTTTTTTTACTTTAGCAACTGTTGCTCTTGCATCGGCTGGTGTTGCAAACTTTATACTAACTGTATCTTTTGGATTCTCATCTGTATATAATCTACGATCAGAACCTTTTGGTTTTTTGCCTGTTCCTACTTTAGGATCCTTTGCCATACCTTAAGTTATTTTTCTATACTGCTTTACTTTTTTTGCAATATTTTTAGGTTGGCTTGCAAATTGTTTTCCCTTTGCTTTGGCTTTTCTTTTTGCTGCAGTAGTAGCTGCATACTCTGCTGGAGTTAATGATTTAATAGCTTTAGATGGAAGATAACGCTCACCAGTTACAGAAGATTTTTTTCCTGACTTAGTACGCCACTTTTGTTTTCCCCATGACTTTAAACTTTTTTGACTTTTAGCTAATGCCATATTTAGCCTTTGTATCCACCACCAGCTTTTTTATATGCTTTAGCTAGTGCTTGAGCCTTACGAGCAGACCACTGTCCAGCAGCTGTGCCATGAGATGCTTGAGCTTTAATTCTATTAAAGATTTGTTTTCTTTTACCAGGCTGTGTATAGTTACCTGCTTTATTTACTGTACTTTTACTTTTTGCCATTACTCTTTATGTTTCGTTAAATTTAATAATGCACCTGCATAGTCATCAAGTCTATCATAAAACTCATCTAATGCATTGTGTTCGCAGTCTTTACAATCACATTTAGCACAATCACCATTGTTTTTACAATGGCAATTATGATCGCAGTTCTTGCATCTTACTGGCTTTTTTTCTTTTTCTGTGGTTAGTCCGAGTCCGTTGTCTAGTTGCATGGGCGATTTGCTCCTTAGATTTTTTATTTAATAGATCTGCTAATTCTGCAAAAGTCATGGACTATTTATTCTTACGTCTTTCCATCATTCTTTTGTAAGCTGCTGTACCTTTGCCAGTTTTAACAGCTTTACCGTCTTTGCTTCTAACAACACCGCCACCGCCTTTTACAACGTTACGTTTAGGGCCAGCCTTGCCTCTACCAGATTCTCTAATAGCATCTCTACCAAAGCTACCGCCAGACTTTCTTTGTGCATCAGTCATAGCAGATTTTTTAGCTCTCATTGCAGGTCCAGTTTTTGTTCTGCTTCTTCCTGATCCAGGGGATGCCATTCCGCCTTTATCTTTCTTTTTCATTAAACCAGCTACACTAGCTAGTAAACTTACTGCTGAAAATCCAGGTATTGCTTTACTTAATATTTTAGCTGCTGGGCTTTTTACAAATGTTTTTAATGCGGTTACTGCTTTTGGATTTGCAGCCATCATCATTGCGCTTTTATTTTTAGCTGTCATTCCAGTTACGGCAGATTTACCTGCTTTTAATAGTTTTGATGTCTCAGACATTTTGGGTTCTCCTTAATAAGATGGTTTTGGTTTAGGTTTTGGTTTAGGTTTCTTGTTATACATAGTGGTTTCCTTTGTTTTTTCGATTTTTTTTCCGAATATTTGTGCGTGACGCTCTTTTGACATGCTATAAAACTTGCCATTGATCATTTCTTTACCGATAGATCCGTGTATTTCTCTGATTGCCATATAGTTTTTCCTTAAAAACCAGTAGTTTCCGTGAATGTCCGTGGTTGTTTTCGTTATATATCTGTGTGACCCGTTGGTAACTACTGTATATCTATCTATTATACACACATATAGCAATTCTGTCAATCTATTTTTTTGATTTATTTGATTTTTTTATTTTATTATTGACAGAATCGCATTCAGGGTGTATAATGGTATTAGGGCCCACCCCCAGGGTCCTATATGTATTCCATAAATCTACTATTAGGGACTCCTATGTGGAGGGGGGACCCCTACAGGTACCATACTAATGTGGCCACCTAAGTGGTTACCATGCTTTTCTAGTAATTTTCCCATAGCCTCGTATATATATACACCACCACCCCCCTGTCCCCCCGCATATCCCCTTATATATCAATGACTTACAAGAAATACTTTATTTTCACCCCTAGTAATGCCAAAAATATCCCATAAAGAATTAAAGTGGTTACGAACTAGGGGAACTTAAAGGCTTTTAATTTTGCGTACCTTTTTAGAGCCTACAAAAATAAATATAATGATTTCTTTTATACCCCCCTTGCATGTATACCTATATCAGCTTGATATATATCATTGTGATAGCCTTAGCGGATAACATTATTGCGTGGCGGTAAAAAATTAATCCTGATTAGGATTCTTATTTATCCTTTAATATCAATGACTTATAGAGGTAGTGATTTTAGATTTGCCATAAGGTTACGAATTTAGTAATATTTAGTTAGTTGCATACGAATACTTAAATATATGCAAAATAGCGTTTGAGGGTGTATTCGTGGTTTTGAGTTAACT